GAAATGGACATTTTCAAAAACGGCTTGATTAAAGCGGGCGCAAGTGAAAAGGCGAAACAGGCGGCGAAAGAGGAAGTTTCCGAAAAGGACAACGGACAAAGCCCCGCCTCCGCAGAAAAGAAAGCCAAGAAAGCCAAGAAATGATGAAAGGAGGGCGCGACGATGACATTTGACGTTGATGATTTTCGGACAGTATACCCGCAGTTCGCGGAACTCTCCGACGATCAATTAACCTTTATCGCAGGGAACGCCCTCTTAATATCAGGGCTTGAAAATGACACTTCGTTTTCCGATGCTGACAAGACGCGGCTTTGGTATATGCTCGTTTGTCACATGGCAACGCTTGCACAACGAGGCACGGCGGGCGCTATGACAGGCGCAACCGAGGGAAGCGTATCAATCTCGTTTTCTTCGCCGCAGTATGGCAAAGAATCGGATTGGTATATGCTTACGCCTTGCGGAAGTGCCTATTGGCAGATAATGAAGGGGCATAGATACGGGGGTATGTGGTTTGTCGGCTGTCACTGTTGATATAAAAGGCGGGGACAAGTATAAAAAGTTTCTTGCCAAAATGGCAGAAATCGCGGGCGGCGTTAAGGCGGGCATTTTAGAAGATGCGACAAACGCAAATAAACCGGGCGGCGCAGGGATAGCGGCTTATGCGGTTTGGAATGAATTTGGAGTGCCAAGTATTCCCGTAACAGAAAAAATGCGGGCGTATATGCACTATCAAGGCGTGCATTTGAAAAAAGACACGACCTCAATTTCCATTCCGGCGCGTCCATTTATGCGGACGGTAGCAAAAGAAAAGCCCAAAACGTGGGTATCTGCTATGGTTGCACATATTCGCGGGCATGCAACCGAACCCGCAAGATGGAAAGACGCTTTAGGTGTTGCAGGCTCCATGATGAAAAAGGATATACAAGACAGTATTCAAAATGGGAACTGGACACCAAACGCGCCTTTAACGGTGAAATGGAAAGCCGAGCGAGGGAAATCGCAACCCGACAAGCCTTTGTTTGACACGGGCGATATGTACAACGCTATAACTTTTCAGGTGGTCGATAAAGTATGAATTTACATCAAATGGTGAGCGGTGCGATTGGTAGCGTAAACCATCATGAATTAGTCACGATCTACCGTTGTAACGGGACAACCAACACGGCGGGCGTTGTGTCTGTTTCATACACGCATGAAGATATTATGGCGCAAGTACAAGCCCCAAACGCCGGAGATTTGCGGCTATATGACAACTTGGCGGACGCGAAACACGTTAAAAAGTTCTATATTAACGCTTCGGCGCATACTATCAACAGGCATGAGGAAACGGCGGGGGACATAATTGAACGCGCCGACGGTTCTTATTGGTTGATAGATATGATTAGGGACGATTTCAGCCCCGAGGGTTGGCTTTGCGTTATTGGAACTTTGCAACACGATCCGCCCGAAATTGTAATCAACGAAGGGGGCGGCGGTGAATGAGTTTCAGTGAAGCAGATTTCATGACCGCGCTTCATGGTTACATTGTGGCGGTGACGGGGCTTGACGGTTCGCGTGTTTTTAGGGGTAATCAATCGCGCATGGTTTTGCCGAAGAACGGCGCATACTGTATCTATACGCCTATAATCCGACAACGGCGCGGAACAAACATTTATAATTTTGACGCGGAGGGCTTGCCCGACGATAAGAACGGCGCGGATTCAATAACCGCGCTTGTTTTAGTTGATGTGCAAGTTGATTTTTACGCAGATAACGCGGCGCAAAACGCTCAAATGTTAGAAATAGCGTCCCGCTCTTATATGGGAAGTAACTATTTTAAAGCAAAAGGGCTTGACGTTCGTGTTTGTACTGCGGACAATCCGCGCAATTTAACGGGTATTGATGAAAGTAATCAATATGAGGAACGGTGGACGGTAACACTAACGACGGAAATAAATTCGTCGTATATTACTGATTTGCCGTGGTTTGAAGATGTAACACTAAAGGCATTTAAAAACGTAGACGTGTATTTTCCACCGTCTGCGGAATAAGGGGGAAAAAATATGAGTACAATTCCTGCAAGTTACATAGTGGCGATTAACCCGCGCCTTATTCCTGCGGGCGGCACTGACTTGGAATTTAACGGCTTGTTTCTTACCGAAAACGCTTTGATTCCTACGGACGCGCCTCTCATGGCGTTTACTTCGGCGGACACGGTTGCGGCGTTTTTCGGTGAAACTTCCCCGGAGTATAGCGCGGCGGCGTTGTATTTCTTGGGGTACAATAACAGCTTCGCAAAGCCGCGCCGCTTGATGTTCGGGCGGCGTATTTCTTCGGCGGCGGGTGCATGGATTCGCGGCGCGAAGTTTAACGGAACGCTTGCAGATATTCAGGCAATCACTTCCGGCGCGTTGACGATTACGATTAACGAAACCGAGATCGCGCTGACAAGCGTTGACCTTTCAAGCGCGACTTCTTTCAGTGATGCGGCAAGCACGATTGAAACGGCATTGGACAGCGACCTTGCGGGCGTGACGGTCACTTATTCTTCGCTAACGGGGGCTTTCCAAATCAATAGCCCGTCCACGGGTGCAACGGAAACTATTACTTATGCAACGGGTACTCTTGCGGAACTTCTGAACCTTACCGAAACGGCGGGCGCGGTTCTTTCGCAGGGTAGCGACGCATTGACGCAGAGCGCAAACCTTAACGCCATCAAGGCGCAGAGTCAAAATTGGGTAACATTCACGACGCTTTACACGGCTTCCGATGCGGAGCATTTAGGCCTTGCTCAGTGGGCGAATAATCAGGGTATTGATTATATGTATGTGGGGTGGACGAACGACGCACGCCTCTTGATTCAGGGCGGAACGTCCGATATTGCCTCGCAGATTGAAGCGGCGGAATATGGCGCGACGGCACTTGTCTACGATAACGTGAATGTTGCGGCGTTTGTGATGGCTTGCGCGGCTTCTATCGCGTGGGAGCGTTATCAAGGTACTATCAACTTCGCATTTAAACACATTGACGGCTTGGCGGCAACCGTTACCGACGAAACGACGGCGGCACTCCTCGACGCGCACAATGTGGCGTATGTTGGCAAATTTGCAACGCGCAACGACGATTTTACGTTCCTTTATCCGGCGGCTATGTTCGGCAAGTTTGGCTTCATTGATACGTTTGTTAATACGGTATGGCTCAAGAACGTGATGCAAGTCAGCGTCATGAACGGGCTGACGAATAACGGGCGCGTTCCCTATAACGATAGAGGATATGCTTTGATTCGCGCTTGGTTGCAAGACCCCGTTAATAGGGCAGTAAATAACGGTTGTATCGACCCCGGCGTTACGCTTTCCGAAAGCCAAAAAACGCAGATTTTCAATGAAACGGGCAAAGACCTGACCACGGAATTGTGGACTAAGGGCTATGCGATTCTTGTTGAAGATGCGGGCGCGGCGGTTCGCGTTGGGCGTAATTCGCCTAACATTTCCGTATATTACACCTACGGCGGTAGCGTAAACCGCATTGAAGTCGCTTCAACGGCGGTACTGTAAAGGAGGGATAAAGTATGCTTGATATTACTTCGGCAAATGCAACCGTTGCTTTGAGCGTTGGCGGTTTGTTTTCGGTAAACCTTGAGAACTTTTCGGCGGATTCCTCTTTTACGACGGACACCGTTCAGGCGGCAGAAACCCGTATGGGCGTTGACGGTCATCTTGCGGCAGGGTATACGCCCGCCATTAAGACGGTCACGATCAACCTTGAGGCGGGTAGCCCGTCCACCGAGTATATGCAGTTGCTTCGTCAGGTTCAGGAAGTCAACAAAAAGCCGTACAGGGTGCAGATGGTAATCTCTATTCCTTCTATCGGCAAGCGGTTTACCTTTAGCGAGGGCGTTCTTCAATCCTTCAAAGCACTCCCCGACGGGCAGAATGTTTTAAGCCCGACACAGTGGGTTTTCCACTTTGAGGATATGAGTTCGGAGGGTATGTAATCTATGCGAAAAGTCGTAGATTGGACAGTTGAAGATGGAGGGGCAACCCTCCACTTCAAAATTAAGCAGATGAGCGCAACACAGGCGGAAAGATTCACGTTCAAACTTTTACTTCTTATCGGTGCGAACGGTGGAAACGTGGAAACGGGCGACCTTTCGGGCTTGCTTGGTTCGCTTTCTTCCGCGCCGTATGAGAAAATCCAAGAACTCTTGGACGAACTTCTTTCCTGTTGTTCTATCGTCAAGGAAAATGTTGAGGTAAAGCTTACAGACGCAAATGTTGATACATTCATAGATAGCCGCAATACGCTTTTACAGTTACGCGCCGAGGCTTTCAAGGTGAATGATTTTTTTCAGACAAGCGGGCTGAACGTCTTCGGCGAATCCCCCGCGCCGGTGGACATCAAACGCAAGGGTTAATAGAATATCCTTCCGTGCCGGGTATGATAGGCGTAATCATAACGAGGCGGCTTGCAACCCTGCATGAATTACAAACGGTTTACTCTTTAGACGATGCGGCTGATTTATACGAAATCGCCGCCGTCAATAATTACAACGAATGGCGTAGCGCGGAGGAGGCAAGAAACAAATGATTATAGACGAGTTCGTTATTCAGATGGGACTTGACCCGTCCGCACTTCAAAAAGGGGTAGCGACGGCAAAACAAGCCGTTGCAAACATGGCAAAAAGCGTCAAGCAAAGCCTTTCAAATATGGCGGCTGGCGCAAGAGATAGCGTTGTTCAAATTGCACGCAATATCCCTGTCGTGTTAGAAAACATGGCACAACGCGCCGCGCAAGTATGGACAAGCCTATTTCAATCTTTTGCGCTTGCCGCGAGTGCCGCGTTTGCGTTGTATATAAAAGACGCAAACAAATTAGGAAAAACGGCAAAAGATATAGGCGTAGCTGTCGAAACATTAAGCACGCTTGAAAATGCTGTAAATAGCGCGGGCAATTCAACGCAAGAACTTGAAAAAGACATGAAAATGCTTGCCGAAGAAACGGGCGGGAACGCTTACGGCGCATTAAAAGAACTTGCTGAACTTGCCGACGAAATGGGAGAGGCGGAATATACTTCCTACGCCGAGGCGCTTGGACTTTCGCGGGCAACAATCGACCTGACAAAAGACGGGACAGACGCATTAAAAAGTCAGATCGTCGCGGCAAAAGAGTTAGGGATTATTAACAGACAAGACGCGAAAGACGCGAAAGAATTTAGCACTGCAATCACTAATTTAGGAATGGCGTTTCGCGGAACAATGAATATTGTTTTCCGCATGGTTCTTCCGATGTTCAAGCGGTTTACAGATGCTATGACAAAGGTAGTTGTGTTCCTTCGCAAAAACGAGCAGTTTATTAAATTCTTCTTTATTGGCTTAGCGGCAGTTATAACGGGCGTTGCGTTGCCCGCTATTTTGTCACTGTCTGCGGCTATGCTTGCAAGCCCTATTACATGGCTTATTGCTATGGTTGCCGCGCTTGCTCTTGCCCTTGATGATATGTTCGGTTGGATGGAGGGCAAAGAGTCCGCTTGGGGTGATTTTTGGGCGCAAATTTGGGGAACGGAAGACCCCGAAGAAGCAAGGAAAAAGTTTGAAGAACTAAAACAGGGCGCGATTGAGTTCTTTAGTTCGATGAGCGATTATCTCCCAACGGCAAAAGACCTATGGGATGGGCTGACAGATGCAATAAAACTGTTAATCAAAGTTTTAAAACAGATTATTGACGTTTTCAGTTTGATAAAAGGCGCATGGGATTTATTAGTTGATGCGCTATCGACGGGCATTGATTATCTTACTAAGAAATTTGAAGCGTTTGGACGAACAATTCAAGAGGCTCTTAGGCCGTATGTTGAAAGAGGGCAAGCATTAACGGGTAACGCTCAAACAGGGGACACGGTAGCGGCTCAAAATAAATACGGACTTGAGGCAGATGGAGGAATATTCACAAGCCCAACACGCGCAATTATAGGCGAGGCGGGAGCAGAGGCAGTTATCCCGTTTTCACCGGGCAAGCGAAATCGCGGGCTTGAATTGCTTTCAAAGATTGCCGGAAACCTTATGCCGAATATCAGCGCGGCGCAAGCGTTGCCGATGGGCGGCGCGTCCACGAACAACATAACGACAGATACCCGCGTAAATGTTGGAACGGTAAATATTAGCGCGGCAGACGGCACAGATGCGGCAAATCAATTTATGACGGGCATTGAAACGCGGGCGGCACGGTGGACAGCGGCGGCGAATGTAGCTTATTAAGGCGGTGAAATAATGATTTTGACCGACTTTCTATCTAAAAATAAAGGGTGGATTGTTCGCGGGCAATCTTCGGCTGTGGATTTTAATTCTATGCAGGAATTTTCCGCAGAAAAATCCTCCCGTTTACCTGATGAACCAATAGAAAAGGGAAGTTTCGCGACTTATAACAGAGTGATTGAACCGCGTTCTATAACGTGTCAGTTATCCGTAGAGGGTAGCGCGTCAAAACTTCAAAGCGCAATAGATCGCTTGACAACGCTTTGCGAGAACGACGAAAAAATCACGCTGACAACGCCGGAGCAAAGCTATCCAAATATGATGCTTGAAAGTTTTGATTATCGGCGCGACGCTATGAACGGGCGCGGCATTTTGTTTGTAGACTTACGCTTTAAGGAAATTCGTGAAGTGGCAAGCCAACAAACGACAACAAGCGTTGAAGAACCAATCGAGCCGGAAGATGCCGAAGATGGTTCTTGCTGTGACGATATTGAAGATGGCGAAATGCAAGCAACAGAAGCCGAAGAAATAGAAGAAGAAACGGCAGATAATAGAACAACAGCGAAAAAAATCCAAGATATGTTTTAAGGGGGCGGCGTAATGAAGAAAATACCATTGCAAGCCGTACCCGCCCAAAGCCTCAAAGTAAAACTTGACGGGCAGAATTGCGAAATGCGGATATATTATCGTTTCGGTTCAACATATCTTGACTTGATTTGCAACGGGGAAGAAGTTGTCGCGGGTGCAATTTGCCGAGATCGTCAAAACATAATCCAAATAGCGCAAAACATTTTTTCGGGCAGTTTGCTTTTCGTCGATATGCTTGGTACAAGTGACCCGCTTTATTCAGGATTTGGCGAACGGTGGCGATTCTTCTACAAGGCGGCGAATGAGGCATGAAACAAAAGACGATTCGCACGACGATAATTTTAGGCGAAGGGGAATTTTCGGGCGGGGGCAATACGAAAATCATTGAGGGCTTGGCGACAACTTGCCAAGTGACAAAGGCCGGACTTCCCGAAAAAAACTCCGCAGAGGTTCGCATAACGGGGCTAAAACTTTCCGACATGGAACAATTAACATTTCTTTCGTTCTTGCCGGGAGAATATCGGAAAAACCATATTCTCATCGAGGCGGGCGACAAAGGCGGCGAATTATCCGTTGTGTTTAAAGGCGATATAACCGCCGCCTCCGCTGATTTCTCCACCGCCCCCGATGTGACTATGAAATTTCAAGCATTAACGGCAGGGTGGAGCGTTCTTGTTGCCGATTCGCCTACAAGCGTACAAGGCGAGGCGACGGCGGAAAGCCTTATAAAGCAGTTTGCGGAACAAGCAGGATTTAATTTCGTGAATGAGGGCGTTACGGAAAGCGTAAAGAACGCGACCTTCAACGGTTCGCCCGTGCAGAAAGCGGAACAAGTTGCCGACGAAGTAGGCGCGGAACTTCTTATGGACGATGAAACTTGGACGCTCATGCCGTGGGATAAACCAAGAGGCGACGCGGTTTTATTGAAAGCCGATAGCGGGCTAATTGGTTATCCTTCCTTTACACAAGACGGGATTACTTGTGAATGTTTCTATAATCCGCGTTTGCAGTTGGGCGGGCAAGTAAAAATTGAAAGCATTGTTCCGCGTGCGTCGGGCTATTGGAAAATAACAAAACTAAGTCACGATCTCGCCGCCTATACAAACGGGCGTTGGATATCAAAAATCGATGGAATGTATTTGCCGGAGGCAGAAGAAGAAACCGAGGGCGAAGAAGATGAGTGAAAACACCGTAAAAGGACAGAAAAAACCAAATACGGCTGGGAGCGAATACAACGCCTTGCAGTTTATGATAAAGCAAGCGATAGGCGGACAGATTCACACCGCTATCCCCGTAAAGGTTCAGGCGGTAGATGGTTTATTTGTAGATGTTCTTCCTCTTGTTTCAAGCGTTGACGGCTACGGCGAATCAGTTGAACCGACAACGCTTTTCCATTTGCCTGTTTTCCGCTATCATGCGGGCGTTGCGGCGGTTATTGTTGACCCCGTTCCCGGCGATATTGGTTTAGCGGTTTTCGCTCAGGCAGATTCGTCAAACGTAACGACAGGGACGGACACGCCACAACAGCCCGGAAGTTTTCGCCGTTTCTCGCAAGCAGACGGATTTTATTTCGGTTGTTTTCACCCTGCCGAACCTTCCGTATATATCGAAGTAACGCAAACGGGCGTTGTAAACATTGAAGCCGACGTTGTAAATATTTCGGGTGATGCAGTGATAGGCGGGATTTCGTTTCTGGATCACGTTCACGGCGGCGTTGAAAGCGGCGGAAGTACGACGAATACGCCACAATAGGGGGCGAACGCATGAATAAAAGGACATTGTATCTTAATCCTGATAAATGGGATATAACCCTTGACGGCGCGGGTAACATTGCGACGGCGGCTGGCCGCTATGCCGATGCGCAAGACGTTGCCAACGCCGTCAGGTTATTTACTAAAGACGCTTATATTAGGCAACGGCAGGGCGTTCCTCATTTTTCTCTTGATTTGGGCGTTAAACCTTCGCTTTCAGAGGTTCGCGCCGTGTATCGTGAAACCGCGCTTAATGTGGAGAATATCGCGGAGGCGACGGTCGAGATCGCTGGGCTTGATACGGAAACACGCGCAATGACGGGAACAATAACGGCAACAAGCGAGAACGGCGAAACCGTTTCGGTAGAATTTTAGGGGGTGCATTATGGCGATTACTTTTAACCCCGATACGGGCTTTTCGGCAGACAGCACAAGCGCAATAAGGCAAAGTATTGTTGACGATTGGACGGCGATTTTCAACGACGAAAACGCAACGCTAAACACTTCAAGCGAATCTCCCGCAGGGCAAATCATTGATTCGTTGGCGGTATTAGTTACGGGCAAAGATAGCGAATTTTTGAACTTGGCAAATCAGTTTAACCCGCTCACCGCTTCCGGCATTTTTCAAGATGCCTTGGGAGCGATTTACTTTCTAACGCGAAAGGTTGCGACTTCAACCGTTGTTTCGTGTACTTGCACGGGGCTTGCAGGAACGACAATTCCGCAAGGAAGCATAATTCAAACAACGGACGGCGTAAAACTATCAAGCGTTGGCGCGGCAACAATCGGCGCGGACGGTACGGCGGAAATTGAATTTGCCGCGCAAGAAAGCGGAGCAATTGATATAGGCGCGGGAACGTGTACGAAAATCATAACCGTTATTGCGGGATGGGACACGGTAACAAACGCGGCGGCGGGTGTACCCGGAAACCTTATCGAAGGGCGTGCAGACTTTGAAAAACGCCGTTTTAATTCTGTATCGGCAAACGCGCACGGGAGCGCGGCGGCGTTGCAGGGCGCGGTTTATCAAGTTGAGAATGTGCTTGATTGCCTTGTTCTTGAAAACAAAACCGACGCAACGGTGACAAAGCAGGGCGTTTCGCTTATTTCTCATTCTGTCGCGGTGTGCGTTTACGGCGGCGAAAATGACGATATAGCCGAAACGATATATAACAAGTTAGATGCAGGGTGCGGGGTAAACGGAAATACTGACATAAGTTACACGTCCCCGGATGGCGTTGTCAATAACTATAAAATTGTCCGTCCTACGCCCGCCCCTGTCTATATATCCGTCACAATCAACAAGACGGCACAAACGCCCGCAACGGTTACGCAGGATATTAAAAACGCCATCATCAACGACGCGAACGGGCAGGATACAAACAGCGGGAACACGCGCTGTGGCATGGGGCAAACAATCTACTCTTCACGCTTCACGGTTGCTATCGTAAAAAGCGCGGGGGTAAATGACCTTGAAAGCGTTTATATCGGGCTAACTTCAAGCCCAAGCGGAAACAGTGTAACGATGGACGCAGATGAAGAACCGATATTTGACGCTGACAATATCGAGGTGACGATAAATGAACCTTGATTTCAACGACCTTGCATTGAGGACTATTCAAAGTCAATATGGCGCAAGCCCGCACATTATCGGCATTGTCGAAGCGGCGGCGAAGCAATTAGACCCCACGGGCGATATTAAAACCTTTTTTGATAAAGTTTTTAACCCGCTGACTGCTGAGGGCGTAGGGCTTGACGTGTGGGGGCGTATCGTCGGCGCGTCACGCTATTTAGACGTAGAAAATGAGGACTTTTTTGGGTTTTACGGGCAACAGTTAAACCCGTTCAATCAAGCCCCGTTTTACATAACAGGCGACACGAACGTATTCAGAATGAATGATACGGCGTTTCGGACGCTTATTTTCTTAAAAGCGGCGGCAAATATCGGAAACGCGACACTACCAAGCATAAAAGAAATCCTATCCAAACTTTTTGATGATCCTGTGCTTGTTATGAACATTGGGGAAATGAAAGTGCGGATAGTATTTACTTTTTACCTAACCGCCAACCAACGCGCACTATTCCGCGAATACGGCATTTTGAATTTGGGCGGCGGCGTTGGTTTTGAGTATTACCAAATCGACCCGCAGGGCACTTTCGGTTTTGACGGGAGCGGCTTGCAACCGTTTAATCAAGGTATTTTCCAACCGTATGACATACAACAGGAGGGATAACACATGGCAACTAATCCGACTTTATTAGCTATGCCGCTTGCCGAAAACGGCACAAAAAACGTGATACCCGAAACGCAAGCAACGGCGGGGGACGGGCTTTTTTCTCAAAGCACAGGCTTTCCCGCAGAAACCTCTTTACCGCTTAGCGCGGGCGGCGTTGCACCAAGCCGCGAAGATTTCAACGGCATGGCGAATTTGCTTGGCGGCGTGGCGTACTACGCGCAAAAGGGGTGGCAATTCCAATTTGATGCGGGGCAGGATTATTTCGCTGGGTGCATTGTTCGCGATACCACGGACGGGAAATTGTATGAATGTATCAATGATGTAGCGGCGGGCGGTAGCGTTCCTTCTGCTGACGCTGTGAATTGGATTCCCGTCGACCCGTCCTTTTTTTTGCGTATTGCCGACGCGCCCGCGACTTGCACGCCGTTTGCGTTCCCGAGCGCGACATATATCACGTTACAAGCTGGAAACGCAATTCCCTATACGCCTCCCGCGAATGGTTATCTTGTGTGCCGTACTGGAGTTAATGAGTTGGGAGGAGTTTGGGATTCCAACAACGAGCCTATATCGACGGGGATTGGTAATACATTGGGGGGTGTTTCTGTGTTTACGCCTGTCCGAAAAGGTGAAGCATATATTTATTATGCGCCGTATTCTGCACGATTTTATTACGCCGTAGGGGAGGAACCGTAAAATGAAATATATCGCCTACACACAAAACGATGACAACAGCATCAATATCCTCGCGGGGAGCGACAAGCAGGACGTTTTCGCAAAAATCCTGCCCGATACGGATTACGAAATCCATGAGGGAGAACTCTACACCGCGGGCGGCAAAACGTGGCTCACACCCGACGAAGCCTATCAAGAAGCGAAAAAGCAGGACGAGAAAAACGCCGCAATCGCTGAACTCAACGCCGAATTTGCGCGGGAGAAAGCGAACTTGTGCGAATCCTATACGGCGGCAAGCATGAGCGGCGACACCGAAACCGCTGATTCTATTGCAAGCGATATGCAGGATTTGAATAATTGGTACGATGAGGAATATTCGAAAATCGAGGGAGGCGAGGAATAATGGTTAAACCGAATCCGCGCTGTGTGCGGTGCAATCAACGAATGAGGAATGACGGAACGGAAACCTCGCCCGTATGGGTGTGTAATAACCCTAAATGTGTGCGGTATGTTCCCGCGCCGAAGAAAGGCAAGAAGGGCGGCAAATAGCCGCCCCTTTCTATTTGGAGGGCTTTTTATGGTTCTATGGTTCTTGTATTTTTTGCTTTCCCTTGTTTGCATGATTCTTTGCTATCTCACAAATCCTTTTGTAGTGCCGTTTTGCGACCTTAACGGCGAATTGCCGCGATTCTTGAAATACTGGCAAACATGGGACAACAGCGTCTTTTGCCGCGAAAGCGTCGAGAACGCGCCCGAATTTCTGCGTTATTATTGGGCGAAACATTACACAGAACACCTTGACAGTGACCCGTATTTGCAGAGCGTCAACCGTTCGCGGTGGTATGTATCATGTATCGACCCCAATTTCACGCTATGGGAGCGCATACAACGGTATTTTTGCGGCGTTTTGTGGTTGACAAGAAATTGCAGTTATGGGTTTTCCTTCTATATGCTTGGTGTTAATGTTTCCCCGATTTTGCAAATCACGACAAGCGAAAACACCGTTTCTGTATGGGAAATTCTTGCGGGAAACCTTTGCGGGGCGTTTATGTACAAAAACACCGCGCCGATATTTAGCGCATTTGGTTGGACGGTACATTGGAATAATTTGATAGGTTGGAAGATTGACACGGACGCGAATGTGACAACACGCGCCATGATTGCAAATCGTATCGCATTTTACTTTGAAAGGGAGGAATAAACAATGGCTAATATTAACATTACTTCCGACGCTTGGACGGAAATCTCAATCACAAGCGGAACGGTACAAAACATTTCCGCAACGGCTGATATTGAGTTATCGGCAGAACAAACGGACAACAGCGGTGTCGTTCTTAAACCGTCCGAGATTTACCAATGGGATAATGAAACCATTTACGCCCGCGCAGTGACTGAAGAAACGGGGGCTTTGCGCGTCGTAAATTTTAAGAGAGCCGCGGGCGGCGGTGGAGGTTATGTGTTGCCCGTGGCTTCTGCTTCTACTCTTGGCGGCGTGAAAGTTGGCACAAATCTTTCCATTGACGCTGACGGCGTTTTGTCTGCGGCGGCTGACGGATTCGACCCCGTTGGGCGCGTCGTTTTTGATGTAATTCTTCGCGACGGCTACATCAAGGCGAACGGCGCGACGGTTGCGGACGCTTCAACGGCTGTGCCAAATTTGCTCCAATTCGTGCAAAACAATCCCTCACTACTCGCGGCAAATCAAGCCGCGTATGACGCAAACGTGGGGCTTTATTTGTACGATAGCGGTACGGACGAATTGACCTTACCGAATTATATCGGGCGCGTTATGCAAGGCGGTAACAGCGTTGAAAGCGTTGAGGCGGGACTACCAAATATAAAAGGCGACGTTTCTAATTTATCAAACGCTGGAGCTTCGTTGCTTGGACAAGCCGACACGACTGGGACAGGCGCGTTTTCTGTATCAAACGGGACAGCAAAATCTTTAGCTAATACAAGCGGGAGCGGAGCATATAATAACAAATTCGATTTTGACGCTTCACGAAGTTCTTCTATCTATTCAAATTCTGTTACAACAGTACAACCGCCCGCGATTACTCTTATTCCTCAAATCAAATACTAAGGGGGCTATAACATGGCAAATACAAAAACCGTTTACGGGTATTCCGCAGATGGGAAATATACGCATGACCTCACTCTCGATAGAACAGACAAAGCCCCTGTAACGGGAGAATGGTTAATCCCTGCGGGTTACACGGCAACAAAGCCGCCCGCTGAAAAAGAGGGTTACGATAGGATTTGGAACGGCTCAAAATGGGAGTATATCGAAATCCCTGAACCGCCCGCGCCGCCTGAACCGACGCTTGACGAAGCTAAAGCGGCGAAAATCAGCGAGTTGAAAATGCACCGCGACACGGAGGAAGTTGCGCCGATTACGACGGACAAAGGGATTTTTGATTATGATGATAAAAGCCGCGACCGTTTGGCTATTGCGCGACAGGCTTTAGAGGACGCAGGCGGCAAAGGTGAAATCACTTGGACAACCGCCGACAATCAGCGCGTCCCGCTTGGCGTTTCCGATTTCGCGACTATAAACGGCGCGGCGGCGAACCGTTCAAATGCGCTTCATGTTAAATACAACGAACTCAAAGACCAAGTTAATGCTTGCACCACTATTGACGAGGTTGAGGCTATCACTTGGGAGGGGTAACCTATGAATATGGAAATGTTCGTTCAGATCGTGGCGGTGGCGAGTACGTTTGCCGCCGCTTTCCATTTCGCGGTTCTTCGCCCGCTCGATAATAGCATTTCGCGCATAGAGAAAATGCTTGATAAATTCGAGGAACGGGCAACCATGGAAGAAAAAGCAAGGCATGAAGTCGAAATCCGGCTTGCCGAAGTTGACCAACGGGCGCGATCCGCTCATGCGCGTCTTGACGAGATTACAAAAATCTTAGCTGACCGGAATAATTGACCTTCCAACAAGCCCTATAGGCGACGAAAAACAAGCCACGAATATAAACTATCGCGGAGGCAAATAAAAACGCAGTACGGGCTATTTACGGCGGCGAGAAGCGAAAACGGGGGTAGTTTATGGCGTTTATAAGCAAATGCAAGTCAAATATTTTGGATATGGCGAACTGGTCGAAACATCATTTAGGCCAGTTGATAATTCTTGCAGGCGTTATCATTCTATTTCTTGTCGTTTGCGTTCTGTTTTCATGGTTTATCGGTTTCTACATGAACGGTTTTTACGGCATGAAATTTGATTTAGGTAGCGTTTGGCAGGGGCTTGGTGCGTGCGTTACGGCTATTAGTGGACTTTTAACCGTGGCGGGCGTTCAGCTTGGAAAACATTATGTGGATTCGCGGTATAATAGCGCGGCAGGAGAAAAGCCTGGAAGTAGGAGGGACGCAGTATGAGGCAAGTCACACTTTCGGAGTTAGGGCAGATCGCGGCAAATTCGCGTGAAAATTTATGGGCGGCGGCGCATAGTGCAGGGCTTAAAAATCCGCTTATCATATTGCATTGGAGCGCGGGACACTATGGACAATTCTTTGACGATTATCATGTGCAAGTAGATGAGGGCGGCGAAATCTATCTTACAACCGAAGATTTGAGCGAGGTATTAGCCCATACTTGGCATTTGAATCGCGGGACGGTTGGCGTTTCTTTGTGTTGCGCTTGTTTCGCAACGACTTCCGACTTGGGTGACGAGCCGCCCACAGAAGCACAAATTGAAACAATGGCGCAAGTTATCGCCGTATTATCTTCTAATTTGTGGCTTACTTGTGACCGTCCTGATATTGTTATGACGCATGGCGAAGCGGGGGACGATAGCGACTTATACGATGATGATGATTTATACGGCCCGCAAAACGATTGCGAGCGTTGGGATTTGCAGTATTTGGGGACAGATGAAAGCCCGTACTATACCGATGATTATTCAGACCCGCACACGGGCGGAAATGTTCTCCGGCGAAAGGCGGCAGAATATCAACAGAAATGGAATAGGGAAGGGCGAACGGTATGAGAGTAAAGTCAAATACCCCGCTTTCAGATAACGAATTACGCCAAATTCAAGAAATATTTGAGTACGAAGAAAACCCTGACGCGGCTTTATACAACACTTTCCCCGGCGTGAAGCATCGAATCGAAGGGGACGTTATATATTTCGGTTCGCCGCCTTGGGACATAACGCAAGAAATAAAATAAAGCCCGCTTTAAAACGCAGAATCTATTTAAAATAAAGCGACCAATTTTTTATTTATTTGGTTCTTAGTCAAGTTTAACGCCCAAAATTAGATTATTTTGGTTCTTAGTCAAGGTTTCAGTAAAATATTAGACTTAGGAGGTGCTGAAATGTGGATAAAGAAAAATTCTATCAATGTTTGTTTTTTGTTTGCGGCATTGTTCTTGTTATTTCCGTGTGTTGGTGGTTGCTCCGAGAACCCGACATACACGATCAGCGCGACGGAGTTGGACGCGTTGAGCAATCACTTAGAAATATTGGAGAGGAACAACGCAACACTCAAAGCCATATTGAGCGAATCGAACGGGGACTTGACCTCAGCATTAGAAGCACTGACGAAATCGCAAAACGAATTGATGACGCTCAAAGCGCAATTAACGCAAGCCAAGAACGACGCGGAGAGTGCGAAAGCCTCATTGAAGATAGCGAACGACGAATTGCAGAAAGCCGCGCA